GAACAACTCATCGATCGACCCGTTGATCAAAGCACTAAAGGATAAAGACTTCAAGAAGATGCGTCAATGGGTTGCTGACAACATGGACTCTGATGCGTCTGCTATCTATCGCAAGATCTACGACAGTTTGTACGACCATATCCAACCTCAGTCTATCCCTCAGGTGGTGGTTACTATTGCTGATTATCAGTACAAGGATGCATTTGTTGCAGACCATGAACTGAATACTGTTGCATGTATGACAGAGTTGATGGTTTCCACTGAGTTCAATTAATATGCTTACTAAGATAGCAAGCCTATATAAAGATAATGACCCAGAAGTATTCTCTAAGGTATACCTTAACGAAATCACAGGATACTACGAAGTTCATTATTACGATGAGACAATTAAAGAAGAACCTCCCGTGGGATTATTCACTAAGTATTTGCAAGCAATAGAATCAGCAAGGGAGTGGACAATATGAGCCTTAGTCCGTTTGATTATACCAATGCAATCAACATGACCAAAGAAGATATCATGGTGGATGACCTTGCTGAAAAGGCATATGCTCCATACATGGTTAATCGTTCGTTGTCGTATTTTATGGATACTGTATTACTTGCTAACGAGATGAATACTCGCCACCGCACAGACCATAAGTTACAGTTTTCTTTTTTACTAAATAGTATTCGTAAGGGTAAACGTTTCTCTAAATGGGCGAAACCTATGTTACCTGATGACATTGAAGTGGTCAAAGAATACTATGGATACAGTAATGATAAAGCCAAAGTTGCATTGACCCTTTTGAGTGAAGAAGAATTAAAAGAACTTAGAATGAGGGTATATAAAGGTGGAACTAGAAAACTACGAAATTAAAGGATGGACTGCCGCTTCAATGCTGGAAGTTACTTTGAATGAACCAGATGATTTTTTGAAAGTGCGGGAGACTCTAACTAGAATTGGGGTTGCATCACATAAAGAAAATAAGTTATTCCAGTCATGTCATATCCTACACAAACAAGGGCGATACTTTATCGTTCACTTTAAAGAACTGTTTTTACTTGACGGTAAACCAAGTACTTTGATGTTGAATGATATACAGAGACGAAATACAGTTGCCACATTGTTGTCTGATTGGGGTCTTATCGACATCACAGATAATGAGATGGTTAAGGACAAGGCACATCTGCGTCAGATAAAGGTTATATCACACAAAGATAAACACCAATGGGAGTTGTCTCCAAAATATAATATCGGATCTTCTAGACGCAAGCCTGCATAGAATAAATACTATTGAGGGGATAGTATAAAACTCCTCAACTTTACTGATATGCCTTATTGGGTATCAGACATAACTTAACTCGCTTTTAAGGAGAATAAAGCATGACTTATCTAAATAGTCCACTCGGACACGACCTATTCGAACGCTCACGCAAATATCACGTCGGCATCGAACAGCAACTAGATCGTATGTTACGCCAGGCGTCTACCGCCCAAGGCACTCTAACAACCAACTACCCTCCATACAATATCTATCGAGATGGCGACAACTATCGCGTAGAAATTGCCGTGGCTGGTTTTAAGAGAAGTGACATTGATATAGAACTAACTGAAAACATGTTGACCGTAACTGGAAAGATCGAGCAGAAAGGTGAAACTGTAGACGTCATTCATCGAGGCATCGCTTCTCGTGAATTTTCTCGTTCGTTTGTACTCGGTGAAAACATCATTGTTAAAGGTGCAGACCTACAGGATGGTATGTTGTTTATAGATATGGTTCATATCGTGCCAGAAGAAAAGAAACCTCGTAAGATTGAAATTGGTTTATCTGAAAATAAACCTGAATTATTGAACGAATAATTCTATATTGGGGTTAACCCTAGTATAAATACTTTATGAAGGAGAACGGGACTGCTCCATAATTCAGTCCCATCACACTACACACAGGAGTACAATATGTACACACTAAAAGCTGTTGCGCAGCACAATGCAAAATTCGTTGATTCCTTTGTAGAATTAAAAATCGTTGGGTGGAAATCCTACGAGTCTGCAATGAATTCATACACATATGGATTTTTCAAAGATACATTGACAAAACAAACTCAATTGGTTGAGAAGTTTGCTGATGGTATCAAATCGGTTAATGTTAAACTAATAGATTCTATCTAAGGAATATTATCATGGCAAATAAAAACCCCTTTGAAATTCGTACTGAAATGCTCCAAATGGCTAAAGACTATATGGACCGTACTTGGGAAATGAACTATATGTTTACCCAACAACTTTTTGATGAAGGTAAGAAAACTGCAGAAGACATGCAAGATGCATTAAAACCTTATTCAACAAAAGAGTTGATGGAAAAGGCTACAGAATTATATTCTTTCGTATCAAAGAAGGACTAATACTATGTGGCCAGTAAGCGACGAAGAATGGGAAGCATGGTTTAATCAACCATCTGCTTAACTAATACGAATCCCGAGTGATCCTCAGGATTTTTAATGTGCATATCTTACGAGGATAAAATGCTAAAACTAATAACAAAACTTTTCAACGCCCTAGAGTGGGCACTAGATCAAATGTCTCCAGATTTTGTTCATATGAACCGTAAACAGATTGACAACTACCTTGGTCAGTCAGAGAATCTTGCAGAACTAGAAACCCGCCAACGTGAACTAATGCGCAGAGGTGTTATATGATACAGAAGATACTAGATATCATAGAGGCTATCGGTCGTAGGCGTGCCGCGAGAGAATTATACCGTCTAGGTCATCATAAAATTGCATCAGACCTCTTGAACAGATAATACTTTACATAAATATGATAGTATGGTATAATAAGGAATGTTATGAAACTACTATCAATGGATACAGTAATACGAGGGAACTGGAAAATTCGCGCTTCCATAGTGCAGAATGAACAGATTCTCATTTGTATGTTTAATACTTGGACTTTCGAGACAGTAGTACGCGCATTCACCGATGAGTTGAATGCTAACTTGATGATAGAATATATTCTACATAAAAATTTATTAAAGGATGGATACGATGAATGATGTGAAACTGGTGCGAATTACTTCTGGTGAAGAAGTATTGTGTACCATTATTAAAGACGAAGCCGCTGACTATATTACAATCGCACAACCTACTATTATTATTCCAACGCAGGACAGGAGCATCGCTCTAGCACCGTGGATGCCCTATGCAAAGACTGATAAGATGGACATTAGTCGCTCGGCAATTGCGTTCATTATTGAACCAGTAGAACAACTTGCCACGCAATATAATGAGATCCACTCTAAGATCCTAGTACCAAACCAGAAAATCATAACATAACATTTATGATTATGATCCATAAGGCTGTTGTTATAATGTAACATAACAGTTGCGTTATAACACCTTTTATGTTATAATGATTATATTATGTTAGAAGGTGAATGATGCGATTTTATACCAATGTAGGGCGATACGGTAACTCTATTCTGTATCGTGGTTTTGATGACGGCAAACGAGTAACTACCAAAGTTCCGTTCTGCCCGACTCTATATGTTCCAGACCGCAATGGTGACTGGAGCACCTTAGATAATCAAACTGTATCACCAATGCAGTTCGAAGACATGAAGTCTGCTAAAGAGTTCATGACCAGTTATGAAGATGTAAACAACTTTACCATCTACGGTAATAGCAACTTCATCGCACAGTACATTCACGACAACTTTCCTGGCAGTGAAATCCCATTTGACCCATCACTAATCAATGTCTGTACAATTGACATTGAGGTACAGTCTGATGATGGATTTCCTCAACCCGAAGAAGCAAAGTATCCAGTCACCGCAATCGCAATCAAAGACAGTGTCCGTGATACTTACTACGTCTGGGGTACGGGTGAGTATGATGTGTCTAAGTCTGAACTGCCTGGAATTATTGTAAAGTACACACGATGTACAGACGAAGTTCATTTGTTGAAGTTGTTCCTCACGCACTGGAATACTCCACACCTCACACCAGATGTTATCACAGGTTGGAACATCCGTGGGTTCGATGTACCATACTTGGTTAACCGTTTGAGCGTGTTGTTTGGTGAAGATATCGCCAAGAAACTATCCCCTTGGAAGATGATCAACGAACGAGTTGTTACTATCAAAGGTAAGAAGCAACAGATGTTTGACTTGGTTGGTATTCAACAGATGGACTATCTTGAACTGTTCTTGAAGTTCGGTGTTCAGACATATGGTAAACAAGAATCCAACAGACTTGATCACATTGCATGGGTTATCCTAGGTGAGCGCAAACTTGCATTTGATGGTAACTTGCATACATTGTACAAGACAGATCACCAGAAGTTCATTGAGTACAACATTAAAGACGTTTACTTGGTTGATCGCATTAACGATAAGACTGGCTTGATGCAGCTTGCATTCACACTGGCTTATAAGGGTGGAGTTAACTACAATGAGACACTAGGCACTACTGGTATTTGGGATACCATTATCTACCGTCAGTTGAGCGCCAAGAAGGTTGCGATTCCACCAAATAAACACACCGCCAAGGAAGAGTATCCGGGTGCATATGTTAAAGAACCTATTCCTGGTAAGTATGATTGGGTAGTTTCCTTTGACTTGAACTCACTATATCCTTCTATCATTATCCAGTTGAACATGGGTCCAGACACTATATCAGATCATGTTACATCGG